GCCTTCAACCTCAACGTCTCCGTTTGGCTTAATCCGCACCTTGCTGCCAGCATAGCGCAACAGGACGTCATCGTTGTTCTCGCTCGGCTCAGGGTCGCTGCCCCAGTCGGCAAACGACACCAGCCCGGGGATTGCCACGGCGTCGGATATATCATGCTGGCGCCGGTCGTCTGGCTCAATCTCACCGCCCTGCGCGAGCCAGTTGTCAATGCTCCGGTCAGCAAACACCAGCAACACCGTATCCCCACGCTTGACCGGCATGGTCATCTGCGCGCCGCCTGACCGCGGCCAAATAACGGGCACGTCGTTGACCACCGGGATGGATTCTATGAGCCCATCCGCATACTCGCGGTTTATGAGCGGCAGCACATTGGCGCGCTGTTCCGCGTGGTCATACTGCTCAACGCGCGCCGGCAGCGAAACGTGCAGCGCGGCGGCCTGCTGGCGAAGCGCTCGGCGGATTGGCTCGGACAAACTATGGCGTCGCATAAACCTCAGCCTCCGTGTACCAATCATTGCCGCGTGTGTCGCCCAAGTGTACCACCCGGTCAACGCGATATTCTGCCTCGTCAATGCCCTGCGCAGCCAATAGCACTGACGCGCCCGGCTCAACCTTGGGCGCCATCAACGACCGCACCAGATAGCCATCGCCCTTCTGGCGCTGCGTTTCCGACTCGCGGTCGTCTAGCTTTTCTGGCGACGCAATGAGCCCGGTGTCTGGTGTGAGCCGCACCGCTGACGTATTAGCCGGCGCGTCGGGCGCGAGAATCTGGATGCGGCCATCCTGAATGGACCAGGTGAGCCCGGCCTTTGCGACCACGCGGTCCAGCGCGTCACGCGCCAACCCGGTAAAGGCGACACCCTGCTGGTACACGCCTTCCACCTCATAACCCGTTTCGCGCACTGGCAAATCCAGCCGGTTCAGCACGGCATCCAGCACGGTGCGTATCGGCGTGCCGGCGGCGAACGCCACGCTAATGCGGGTGTTCTTGATTGCCCGCGCGCCGTCTGTCAACTCAAACTCCAGATAAGTGTCGGGGCGCTCATGCTTGTAGACGGCCCGCACAACGTCTCCGCTGTATATCTCGCCAACCGGGGCGCCCTGGTATCCGGCAGCGACCACGACGAACAGCGCGTCACGAACCAACCGATCGCGCGTTGCAGGGGCGGGGTTGTAAATCCTCACCACACCATCGCCGCCTTCTGGCTCAAGCGTCTTGGTCAACTCAAACGACACGCGAAAGCGCTCGTCAAACGCCAGCCCTTCGCCGCGTTCATCGCCAACCTGCACCGACACGGCGCGCTGGAAAGCAGTCATGATCCGGCCTCAATGTAGTAAAGCTGGATGCAATCTTCATTGACAAACGCATCGCGGCCGGGGTCTTGGCGCGCGCGGTCGGTCGGGCATAGCGCGAAAAAGTCACCGGGCGGGAGCTCCGACTTGTAGTCGCTGCCAAACGTCAACGGGTAGTTCAGCACCATGCGCACGGACTGGAGCAACGGCACGCCCGCGCCGTTTTCAATATCCATGAACCACGTCTGCATCCTGCCGTTCCAGCGGAACACAAGACGATACAGGCGACCGTCCAATTCAACTTCCTGCGCCGAAGCGGCAATGTCCGGGATGCGGATGCGTCGAACGGCCATCAGTCAGAATCTCCAAGGATGGAATCAAGAAATCTGTCAGCGCTGCTTTGTATCTCGGCCGCCCTGTCCTCCGGCCGCACACGCTCGCTGCGCGTTGCCCCCTGGTCTACCTCGGGCTGGGCAAGATCGCGATCCTCAGCGTCCACCTGCGCCGCTGACAGCACGCCTTCCACTACCTCCGGCGTCACCAAGCGCACCTGCTTGAACTCCAGGCTGAACGTCATGCTAGACGGACGCTCGCGCGGCAAGTCCATGCTGACAAGCACCATATCCGCGTAGGTTTTGCGGCCCGTTACCACCTGCATCAGATCGCCAGCGCGCCAAGCCGCGTCCAGTTTGTCGAACGCCTCCTGCGTTGCCCCACGTTCGGCGCCGCGCACGCCGGCATCCGTGACAAACCCGTCAAGGCGCACGCGCTCTGGATCAAGAATGACGTGATCGCTGATCGTGCTGCCATCCTCAACCGGGTGGTCGGTTGTGGTCGCGCTGCGGTCGTGCAGTTCCTCGACGGTCAGGTCGGCGTCAAAGGTGACCACGCCATCTAGCGCAAACCCGCTGGCGGTCTGGTTGCCGAACAGAAAATTCACAATGGCCATCGGCTACTCCACCGGCTGGAAGTCGATCATGGACTGGCGGATGATGCGGTCAAACTCGCTGTTGAATAGCTGCCGGGCCTCGCTTTGAAGCGCCGCGCGCTGTTCCTGCGTCGTGCCCTCGGGCACCTGCAACGACACATTGGCGTTGACGTTGACGCTGCTCTGCGGGTTAGCGGCGCCCGCCATATTGCGACGGGCCTGCTCGGCCTGCTGATTGATCCGCTGCCGGCGCGGATCGCCGGTCATTTGTGCGGCTTCGTTGTCAGGCATCGACAGCGCGCCAGACAGCCAATCCGGCATCATGTCTTTAAGGCCTTCAACCAGCCGCCGTCCCAGCTCTTTGCCGCTGTTATAGAACGGCACGAACAGATCGCGCAGGCCTTGCAGAACGCGGTCTTTGTCAAGCGTCAGCGCGCCAATAAGAATGTCCGCTAGCCCCCTAAGCTGCTGTTTCATCACATCCACGTCAATGCCGAGCTGGTCCTTGACCTCGGACACCTTGGCCTTGAAATCGTCCCAACTGCCAATGAACCGGCCAATCACGGACTGCCCGCCAAGAATCCAGACGATGATGTCCTCGATGGCGAATGCGAGCGCGGTGAAGGCCGCGACAATGGGGATGCGCTGAATCGCCATCAGCGCGCCGCGCATGGTGAATAGCGATGCCGTCGCAACCTTTAACCCAATCGCCAGCGCTGACAGCCAGCGCGCTACCTTGATCCCGGTCATCAGCAACAGCGCCGATACCGTCAGGCGGATGACAGACTCCCAATCCGCAAAGGCGTTTACAATTCGGTCAAGCGTTTTCAGCACGCCGCCGATGATGAGCCCGACGCTTCGCAACGCAAACCCGATTCCCTGCAACACGCTTTGAATCCGCTGCGTAATCAGCTCGCGGTTGCGAAGGATGAAAGCCTGCATCTGTACAAGAAAGTCAGACAGCGCGGGCAGCAGCTCACCGCCCACGGTATTGCGCAGTCCGGTGAACACCGCTTGCAACCGCCCAACCTGGCGGGTGTACGCGCGAGAATCCTGCGCCAGTGACCCGCCGATGGTCACGCCCAGCTCATCGGCTAAGCGCTGGAGCCGCTCAAACTCCTGGGTGTTGATTGAAAGGAACTCGGCAAACTGTTCGCCCGCCTGACCGCCGAACAGCTCGTCAACAATCCGCTGGCGCTGTGCGGCATTCTGAATGTCGTCAACGCGGGAGCGAACCAACGCAAACAGCTCGGCCGTATCGTTGGACACGGCATTCAGTTCACTGGCCTCTAGGCCCAGCGCGTTGAACGCATCAACGCCCGGCCCCTTGCCCGTTTTAACGAACTCGTCGGTGCGAAGGGACAGCTCTTTCAGGCCATCAATGACCGCATCCTGCTGCACGCCATACTGGCTCGCGGCAAACTGCAAGCGCGACAGCTGCTCGGTCGTCAGGCCCAGCCGGTTAGCCCACTGGAGCGTTTCGGTTGCGGCCTGCGCCGTGGAGTTGGCGACCGATGCGGCCGCGCCGCCAATGGCAGTCACCGCCGCCGTGGTCGCAAGCGCTACGCGGCGGATGTTGCGAATAGCGTTTTCGTACCGATTGGCCTGCGCCGTGTCGGCTTGGAATCCTAGCCTTGTGACCAGCTCGCGTACAACCATCAGCGGTTACGCTCCTTTCGCTCTTGCTCTGCCTGCATGTCCGCCTGCATGTCCAGCAGCGCGTTGGCCTTGTGGACGTCTGCCAGCGAGTAGGTGGCCGTCGGACCGGACAGCTCACCCAATGTCGCCTTGCCTTCAATGACCAGCCTCCATGCCGGCCATTCCGCCTGCACGCTCTCGGCTAGTTCTCCGGGGAGGTCGCCGGACTGTTTTCGCTTGCGTCGCGGGCGCCAATAGCGCCCGCCATGCCGAAAAAATCCCCGAAGTTGGCCTCCACGATCCCTGGCAGTGCCTGCAAAAGCTCGCCGATGTTGCCGCTGTAAGCGTCGTTGAACACCGAGTCCATGGTGATATCCTTGCCGTCGCGCGTTGTGCCATACAGCATGGAGCGCAACAGGTCGGGCGTGTCGCCATAGGCCAGCACGCTGACGATCGCTTCGGTCACGGAGCTGACGGGCACCTCGGAATCAAGACCACCGGAGAACACTGCACTGACGCTCTCCGATGCGCCTGATTCCTTGAGTGCCGCGGCAATGCGCTGCGTCATGCGAAGGGCATACAGCCCATCCCACGGCACGATCTCATACTCATGTCCCTGAACGATCTTTTTTACCGGGTGCCGCGCCATTATTCACCCCCGCTGACGTTGGCGTTCCCGCCGAGTGTCATGTCAATGGCAGCGCAATCCAGCACCCACTCGCGCTCCTCAATGTCCTTTGAGAAGTCCGCGTCGGGCGACTGCTGCACA